GATCATCATTGCGGAATCCCATTGTAAATAAATGAACGATTCCAATCTTCTCAAGTTCTGCTATAATGACTCTCTGAAGTCTTTGTATTGTTCTAGCAAAACGAATATCTTTTTGAGCAAGTGTTGTTTTATCTTCTTGCGCTCCATCTCCCATTGTAAGATAGGATTGAGGAACTTTAAGAGCAGAGAACAATTTATCTCGTAAGTATTTAACATCTTCAATCGTAGCAGTCATTGCTCCACCCGGAAGATTCTGGATGTCTGTGTTTGATGTTCCGCGAATAGGAATGTAATAATCTTCTTCAATTGATAAAGGATTATAACGAAGATCAAGTCGCCCTGTCGTTGGGTCTGTAACTTGATGACGCTTCATTTGTGTCATTACTTTCTGCATGTATTGTTCAACATCTTGTGGTGGAATATTGCCAACGTCAATCTTAAAAACTCTTCTCTCTGGAGCACGAACGATTCGATAAGCCATCATAGCGTCTTCAAGCAAAGTGAGTTGTCTCCAGATTCTACGAGCAGGTTCCAAGACAGATGTTCCGTACGGAGCATGCTTATCGTTTCCAAGAATACGGAAGTGAGCCATTTGCCAGTTCTCTAAAGTCATACCTGCGGAGTTCCACTGGTATTGAACATAATTTGGATTAGTTTCGTCTTCACCCTCAAGCCTTTCGATCTCTTGCGGAGGAAGTCCAATAACTGCTCGGATGCCAATTGATTCTTCAATATCTAAATACATAAAGAGGTCTCCGTACTTACACATCGTACGAGACCAGCCAAATAAATTGTGTTCTATATTCAATACATTATGATACAAATTATCTAGAATCGTTTTGATTTCATCATTTGGGCACTTAATTCTGAGCATTGGCTGTAGAGACGAATGAGTTGTCATTTCGTCTGCATAAATATCCAACGAGGAAGCACACTCAGGTGTATATTCCATCTGATCAAAATCAACATAACGTTCATTACGATTTCTATTTGAAATCATATTGACTGCCATTATATTCATTGGGTTATATTCTTGCTTTTTGAACTGCTTTCCGGAAGCAGAATTAAAACGAGAAGCGTACTGATCCAAGTGTTGCCTTCTTAATTGGCGACCTTGCTGTGTTCTTCTTTGTGTAATCGGACCGGAAAACAATCTTGTTAGGGAACGGAAAAGACCATTCTCCGGGTTATAGGGATTCTTCCCTAAGTTTCTATTTTTCTTAGCCATTTATTATCCTTTGAATATCCATGCGAAATTTCTTGCATGACTTAACTCTTCTTTATATTTAGTTTCGAAGTCGGCATTATACCCATCTTGCCCTTTTATCGTCGTATTCATCACATTCTTTTTCATGTACATTCCATCAATCATAGCCTTACGGTATTCTAAATCTTTTTGTGAAACTTCCAATGCAGTGTCTCTTACCCAGCACATAATAGAAAGGCACATTATAATATCATCATGATAGGTTCTCATTGCTTGAGGCTTACCATTATTCCAAACGAATGTTCTAAATTCATCAAAGGCACGAGAAGAAGGGATCTTAATAATTTTATTTCTTATGAACTCTTCAAGCTTCGCCACAATCAAAGGTCTGGTTTTTGTAGAGGTTGTGAAACCACCGATAGCATTACTCATGAATTCGCCTTGGTTAGCCTCAACGAATTGATGCGTACCTTTGACCGAGTAGTAAAGATTCTCGTATCCAAGGTCTTTAAGTTTCTCAAATACAGAGATGCCAATCCCGTTATTCTCTACAACAAGCAGGCATTTGCCATATTCCGTTCCAGCAGAGTGTAGCATCTGTGCATACATATCAAGAGATGGTTTGCCTTGGTACTCTGCTACAACTTCCATTCTTCCTACATTAAGCACATGAAATACAGAGTTGTCAGCCCCGTCGCCTCTAGCAACATCGGCAACGAGCAAATAAGTATTTCCCTCTTGGTACTTTTCCCATATCCAAAAATTTCTATCATATCCTGTCCTATAAGTTGGTTCTACAATTTGTGATTGCAACCAAGCAATATCATCCGGATGAATAACTGTATCACCTGATGTATTGAAGTTACACTCTAATTCTTGTGCGATTTGTCTCCGAGACATGTTTTTTGTCTCTTTCTTAAACCATGTTTGATCTCTCTCTGGGTGAACGTCCCATGGAAGGTTTACCGGTTTGAAGTCTGATTCTCCGTTATCCGCAGACACATAAGTCTTATGAAACCAATTTCCAACACCGTTAGGAGTACTTAAGGCAATACACCGACCACCTGTGGATAGTGTGGGATAAAGACCAGTCCATAAATCATCAAGTCCGTCAATATGAGCAGCCTCGTCAATAATAAGGAGAGACAATGCTTCCGAACGACCTGCATCTCCGGAGGTTGATGCGGCTTTAATCTGCGAGCCATTGGAGAGTTCAAACGAGGTTCTGTTATCAATCTCAATTTTTGATACCTTCATCCACTCTGGGAGGTATTGCATAATGTTCTTTACTTTCTTTACAAGGTTCGCAGCTGTCTGAAACTTAGTTGCGATCACGAGAATGTTCTTGTCTCGGTGAAACAACATAAACCAAACAGCATAAGCAGCAGATATTGTAGAAATGCCCAACTGTCTTGCTTTTAGAATTACAGTAAAACGAAAATCGTTAAAGTCATTTATTAAATCATCTTGATAAGGATAAGTTTTAAAAGGAATAAGTCCGTGCATAGGATGCGAAATACGACAATAGTTATTTATGAAGTATTGTGGATCTTTGCCGGACTTAACAATTTCTTTTACAATTTCTTTCTTGGAAAGAGAAAAGCTCATTATTCTTTCTCGTTGTCACCTTTCTTGATGAACTCGTTTTGTGGGCGCTTTGCAGCTTTAAATTTTTCTAGAAAATCTCGTGTAATCTTTCTACTATCTTCTACCGATGGGTCCATGATAGGCTCCTCTTTCATTTTGCTAATTTTGTAGTGTTGATAAGCTTGAACGAATGATCGGACACGAGAGGTTGATTGTACTAAAACTTTTGGTTCTCCGTATGATGTGAGAGTCACAGAGTTACCGGTAATCGCTTTATATTCTTTTTGAAGGAACTTCTTAATCTGATTAAGTTGACTAACCATGTCCCCTTCAAAGTCTTTAGATTGATGAACATCCTTTAAGCGAATATCAGATTGATAATTTATGCAAATTTTGTTTCCGTAAAATTTAACAGAGAATCCGTCATTAACACGGCTATCCATTATTGGACACCCTTCTTCTCGTTTAAGTCCGACTTTGCGAACTTGTCCGTCAAGAGAAAATCTCTCATCATGTACACCATCATAAGCATTTGCAGCTGCTTGTGATAGTCCTTGTATAATTTCTAGTGTTGTTGATTCAGCCATAATTTATTCCTTTTTTAATAATCGTAAAGCTCTTCTTTGAGACCTTCTATATAATCTTCTATTTCACGTCTTTGTGTTTCATCAGTAGTATTTTGCAGCATTTCATGAAATCTATTCATTTCTTGCCTAAGAGCCCAGGCCGGTCTTTGTCCATATGGTAATTCAAATGCCCAAGGCGCATCCATCTTCTCTACCTCTTCTTTGGAAATTCCCATTTCGGGTTTGGCGGCTACGAGTTCAATAGCCATGTTGCGACCTTCTTCACCACTCGCAACCATTTTTTTGAGTTTATCCATATTATCCATGGATTCTCTTATGAGCTTTTTAAGTCTTTGGGTTGTTAGTTTCATTTGGTCTCCATCCTTTATACCATCTTTCTTCGCGGCCTTCGATGTATTGAATATAACATTTTTCACAACAATCAAATTTAGACATGTATACATCATCGTTTGACTTAAAGGAATAAACATTACAAACAGGGCAAGAACGTTTAGAATTCTTCGTAATTAGTTTCTTTGGGATAAAAACTCCATTTATTTCTTCTTCATTGTCTATCCCAGACTCCTCATATTTATAGAAGCCTTTGAGATCCTCTAAATACTCTTTTTCTTTTTCGTCGTTCCATCCTTTCTTTGGATGCTGAACTGTGTCTTCACCATACTTTTCTGTTATGGCTTTCTCAACCTTTACGGCATAATTTGGATCTTTACTTTTCACTGTGTTATTCCGGGTTTAACTGCGTACATAATAGCAATTGATATTCCGGCTCCGATAACGAAGCCACCAACAACAGGCAAAACATTGTTTGTTGGTTTCAATTGTTTTATATGTTCGTCTTGTAATATAATTAGTTCGTTAAGTTTGTTGATCTCTGCATCTGTCTGAACTTTTAAAACATCGTAGCGATATTTCTCTTCTATTCTCAGATTGTTGAGTTGGAATTCTGTCTTGGCTTCGCACATCAAATCTTTGGTGGCCGCATCTTCAACGAGTATTCGCATAGCTGATTCATTTAGCAGGCGACCAGCCCATGGAGCAATGTCTCCTTCTTTCATTTCTTTGTATTTCGGTTCTTCCGCAAATAGAAGAGGTAGAAGAAAAATCATTCTTCTTTCTCAATACCTTTTGACTTTAAGAAGTCATCGGTGTCTACCTTCTTTGCTTCCTCTTCTATCTTTGCCTTTTTTTCTTGGAAATTTAGAATGTTTTCATCCGTAGAAGCTTCTTTATCTTCCACAAGGTCTCCAAGGTCCTCCACCAACTCTTGGCGCTGTTCTTCTTCTAATTCTTTCCATTTTTCGTAAAATTTTACTTGTTGTTGTTTTGCGTCTTTGGAGCGACCAAGAAGGTAAAAAGCAATGGCCGTGATAATCATCACGATCCACTGCCAATATTTTACAACGAAGACTTTTGTTTTTGTCCACCAAGTCATTAATTTTCCAACATTGACTTAATTTGTGCTTTACTTGCTTCGCTAAAGTCTTCTAATTCATGACGGTTCATAAAATCATCCAAATCATCCACATCAATTAAATCAATTTCTGCTTCTGTATTATCACCATCAACGTCCACACCTTCTATGTACAAGACTGCATCTTCATATTCATTTTTAATGCTGGTAATTGGCTGATTAGTTTCGTATTTTGCTTCACTAATGTTTATTTCCGCTTCACCAAATTCATCTTGATAAATAATTGTGATTGAAACTTGAGTTTCTTGTTCTGTTAATTTTGATAATTCTTCACGAATTAATTTTTTTAACCTTTGTGTTGTTAATTTCATTTTTAGTTCTCCTTCCAAACTTTAGCAACATCGACGACTGACTGTCCGCCGATATACATAGCAGCAATCATTGCCCAGGTGTCTGGATCTAGACCTGACCAAATAAGAAGTCCAGTTGCACAGATAAACACAAGAAGCTTACGAGATATTGCTTTACTTAAAACAGCATCCAATGCTCCACCTTTTGCGTGTGTACACTCTTGATCACAATCATGCGCGCAATCTTCACAGCAATCACATTTTGTTTCTTTATTTTCCATTTTTTCTCTCCATTGTTTATATAGTTTTCTAACTAAAAAATTTAATTTCCGTTCAATTCATTCCATGCTTGATCTACATCTTTCTCGCTGACACCAGTCAATTCCGACACACTTTTTATCAGAGCTGCAAAGTTTTTGTCTGAGGGTAGATCTACCTTGTTCTTTACCATTTTTTCATTTTCGCGAAAAAAAGACTTGGCTGTTTCTACAGGATCTTCATCATCATCAGTAGGAGTATAGACATCTTTCCCTATCATTTTTTCGGGTGCATGATGAATATTGTCCATATCAGTACGAAGGTGTTTTTCCTTCCCTTTTTCTCCTGGTAAAAAGTAGTATTCTGCTTCATCCATTTTGTTCAATTCTTCACGAATTAATTTTTTTAATCTTTGTGTTGTTAATTTCATTTTTTCTCTCCTTTAGAATTTTAATTTTAACTTTTTTTGTATTTTCTTGAATTTGTGTTTGATCTTTATTGTGTTTAGCATAAAAATCTTTATTAATATATTTCTCTGCAAATGAATAATTCATTTCTGGTATTTTACTCTTTGGTAATTTATAACCTTCGTCCGAGATTTTTTTTAACAATTCGTATGCTTCAGTC